GGTAATACCGCCACAGGCGCGGTAGGATCTGCCACACCAAACCTTATCATTGCGCTCACGGGGGTATCAGCCTCTGGTGCGGTTGGGACGATGGCTCCCAGCACCTCAGAGGGTGAAGACGGCGATATAGCGAATGGATTTGTTGGTAATGTAGGGGTAACCCTAGAGGTTGCGCTGACGGGTGTTTCTGCGGCGGGATCAGTTGGTAACGTTACCAGCGGTCAAGATGCAGCAATTACCAGCGTATTGGCATCTGGTGCAGTTGGGTCTATCACGACATCAAGATTGGTGGCGCTGACGGGCGTTGAAGCATCTGGAGCTACTGGTAACGTTACCGGTGACAAGAGCAGTGCTTTGACGGGTGTTGAGGCGTCTGGGGCCGTAGGAACGGTTGTTCAGAGCGCAGCGGTCAGTTTGACGGGTAATCTAGCAACAGGATCCCCAGGCGGAGTAATTGTCCCTCTGCCATCGTTGCAGGCAGATGGTTCCGTGGGAACGGTTGTCAGTGGAATATCCATTGCTTTGTCTGGAGTGTTGGCATCAGGATCCGTTGGAACGGTGTCAGTGGCTGCAAGGTCACTGGCTTTGACAGGCGTAAGCGCAGCAGGTGCGGTTGGTGATGTTATTGCGGTTTATTGGAAACCTATAGATGACACGCAGGTCGCATCGTGGCAAAATATCAGCAACCCGCAGACTCCTAATTGGTCAAATGTTTCAGACGAACAGACCGCCAATTGGGAAGAAGTCGTAACTTGAAAGTGAAAATGCTGGTTTATAAGATCACGAATAACGTAAACGGCCACGGCTACATTGGGATCACTCAATGTGCCTTGGCAAAGCGTTGGCGTGAACACTTGTGTGCGGCACGAACGGGAAGCGGTAAACGCCTGTACAGGGCCATGCGTAAATATGGCACAGACAACTTCAGCATTGCCGTGTTGTATGAGGCAAAATCATTTGAAGAGCTTCAAAGGGTTGAGTGTCAACTTATCATTGAACACAACACTCACGCCAAGAATGGCGAGGGGTATAACTTGACGGCTGGCGGTGAAGGCAAAGACCGCATGGATCAGTTGTTTGGCGAAGCCATTCCAAGCTCACTGCTTACCGAAGAGATTGTGGCATTTGCCAGGGATCCGCAACACTGGAACATTTCCAATGCAGATGTGTTGGGCATGATTGCCAAGAAATTTGATCTTGATTGTGCAATTGATACAGTCAAGGATGCCCGTAACGGCAGTTCATGGACTCATTTAAACGCAAAATACCCGCCAATTAAGCGTGGGCGTGGTGTGCGGCATGATGTAGTCTCTGAAGAAGTGCAATCGGCAAGAAAAGAAACACTTGCAAAACACCGTTCTGAAGCTGTTGCGGCATCAGCAAAAACACGTACAGGAAAACGTAGCTGCACCGCTAAGTTGTCTGAGCAGGCGGTATGCGATATATTCTTCCATAATGAATCATTGAACAAAACTGCGGCTAAATTTGGCATCAGTAAAAAAATGGTTGTTTTAATTAAACAACGTAAAGCGCATACATATTTGACTCAAGGACTTTGAAATGACCACAGCATATACATCTCTTTTGGGTTTGGCGTTGCCAGTTACGGGCGAATTATCAGGCACGTGGGGTGACACTGTAAACAATAGTATTACATCCCTATTGGACTCTGCAATTTCCGGTACAACCACTCTTTCGGCAGACTCAGATGTAACGTTGACCACCACTCAAGGATCGTCTAATACGGCACGAGAAGCTATTCTTTTGTGGACGGCAGGCGGTTCTGCTACGCGCACTATCACTGCACCGGCACAGTCAAAGATCTATACGGTCATCAATGCAAGCTCGGGCACACAATCTATTATTCTTGCGGGCGTAGGCCCAACTACAGGCGTAACGATTGCAAAGGGTGAATCAGCCCTGTGCGCTTGGAACGGATCAGACTTTATCAAGATCAGTAACACTGCTGGCCCAGGCACGTTCACCGATTTGACCGTTACTGGTAACACTACCCTTGGTAACGCTGTTTCAGACACCATCACCGTAAATAGCCAATTTGTAACTGGCACGGTACTTAGATCTGCCCAAGCGCTTACCAACACTTTGGCTCTTGCCGCCTACGATGTGGATGGAGCAGCATATACCAATCTAATCACTCTTACGGCAGCCAATGCGCCGACTTTGGCTCTTACATCTACGGGTGTGGGAACAATTAACAATATGTCGATTGGTGCCACCACAGCTTCTACGGGTGCGTTTACTACCTTAACAAGCAATGGAGCAACAACTTTCACCGCAGGTACTGCTTCAACTACTACCGGGACAGGAACACTTGTAATCACAGGTGGTTTAGGGGTAAGCGGAAGAATTAACGCAGCCAACTTTGATGGAATTATTGGTGCTAATACTGCGGCTGCTGGGGCGTTTACTACCGTTCAAATCGGAACAAATCCTGCTGGTGTTTCAATTGGTGTTTTAGGTATACCAAATCAAAAGCGTGTTTATGGGCGTAATGCGGCAAATAGTGCTGATGTAAACATACTGTATGTTGATGGCAGCAATGGTCTTGTTTTTGGCCCTTCTGACTCCGCCGTGATCAACTCCAGCGGTAATGTGGGCGTGGGGACAACTTTAAGCACAAGCGATGGAACATTAACATTTCAACAAATAGGCCAAACTGCTATTTTTGCTGGTCAACCATCTGCTGAAGCAATGTGGATAGGCAGTAACTATTATTACGATGGTGGATGGAAATATAAAACAGCCAATTTTGCATCACAGTTTTATACATCTGGCGGGGCTTTTTATTGGAAAAACATTACATCTGGTTCGGCAAATGCTGGAATTACTTGGAATAGTCCAATGACCCTTGATGCCAGCGGTAACTTGGGTATTGGGACTACAAGTCCTAGTTCTAGACTTCATGTCAAAGGAGCGGATGTAAAACTGAATTTTGAAACAGACACTGGCGCTACAGCTTATATTCAGCAACTATCTGCGTCCCCATACGATGTCAGCTTTTTCAATCAAAACGCTGGTTCATTGATATTTGGAACCAACAATACCGGTGTCGGCAGGTTTGATGCCAGCGGTAACTTGCTAGTGGGAATTACAACTAACGCATCAGCAGGCAAACTTACGGTTCAAGGTGGCGCAACTGACCCATTTTCTGGGACTGGATATAGGTTGGCAAGTTTCCATTCAACTTCTGCCGCAAACGCTGACCAGCCGGGAATTGTTCTTGGCTTTGATACCGCAGGAGCGGGAATTGTTGCCGCCAGAACAAACGCAACTGGGCAACCAATTGCTTTTTGGACATACAACGGGTCTGCTTGGGGTGAGCGTGCCCGTATCGACTCCAGCGGTAACTTGCTGGTGGGGGTTACTAGCGGAACATCTTATAAGCTGAATTTAAAAACAAGTTCTGCATCACAAAGCGCAATTGGTACGGCGGGAACATCTGGCGATACGGCATTTCAAGCAATTCTCATAACCAAGTTTGATAACGATTCAACTACATCGCAAAACTTTATTCAATTTCAAATTAACAATGGTGGGGCAAACTGCGGCAAAATTACAGCCAACGGCGCAAACACGGCGGCATTTGGTTCAACATCTGACCAACGGGTAAAAGAAAACATTGTTGAGTTGCCTTCACAGCTTGACAACATTATGGCCTTGCGCCCTGTTGAGTTTGATTACCTTGAGTCTTACGGCGGTGGGCATCAAATTGGTTTTATTGCACAAGAAATTCAACAGGTCTACCCAGATGTAATTTCTACAGATGATTCGTCTGAAAAAATCATGTCTATTACTGGATGGAGCAAAACAGAGGCCCGTCTGGTAAAAGCCATCCAAGAGCAACAAGCCCTCATCACCCAACTCACCGCCCGTATAACTGCTTTAGAAGGAGCATAAACCATGACTATCGTTTGGAACATCAGTCAAACCAACTACGAAACCGCAAATGGTTTCATCACCACAGCCCACTGGCAAGCAAATGCAACAGATGGGGATTACTCTGCATCTGTGTACAGCACTTGTTCATGGCAACCCGGCACACCCACCATCCCCTATGACAGCGTGACCATGCAAGAAGTTTTGGATTGGTGCTGGGCAGGTGGTGTGGACAAGGATGCCACGGAAGCCTCCCTGCTGGCTCAGATTGAGTTGCAAAAGAACCCTGTGACCGCCACTGGAGTGCCTTGGGCATAAAGGATAAGGGCAACCCGCTGGCCCAAACAGCGGCTTTTTATGGAGAAACGCATGAACGACAAGAAAATTGAATTGACATTGGGCCTTGTGAACGCCGTCATGCAGTATTTGGGTACACGCCCCTATGCTGAAGTGGCTGACATGATCCAGGCTATTCGTGAGCAAGCCATCCCCCAGGTTCCAATGCCTGAAGAGGCCAAGCCTGCGGAGCAGCCATTGATCCAGTAACAGCATTTGCCCTGTGTAAAGGGGCATATGAAGGCATAAAGGGCTGCATCAGCGTTTACCAAGACCTGAAGAAAACCGGGTCTGATCTAACAAAGATCACAGGTGAGGTTGGTACAGCCCTTTCAAGTTTTTTCAAGGGCCACGCAGAGTTAGAAACCAGCCATGAGAAGGCTGAGTACCAGCGTGAAGAGAATCTGAAAAAGGGAATAAAAGACGACCTTGCCACACAAGCCATAGACAATGTGATGTATCTGCGGCAGACCAAGCAGTTTTACGCCGATCTTGAGAAAATGGTGCGCTGGGAGATGGGACAACCCGATCTCTGGCGGGAAATCGTTGAAGAGTATCAACGGCTGTTGGATCAAAAATCGGAGCAAGCGGCACGGGAGTTGCACGAAAAGCGGGTGAAAGCATGGCGGCGACAAAAGTTAAAAAATCAGATTCTGGACAGGGTGCTGGAAACGGTGCTGGTGGTTTTCGTAGTCGCTTACCTGATATGCCTAATGTGGATAATCAGTCTTCATCATCGGGGTCGATTGGATACCTTCTGGTCTTGATCCTGTTCGCACTGGTCTTTGTGTTGATGATTCCCTTGGTTGGGATGCTGTATGTGGACACGATGGTAGTGAAGCGAGAGGCCAAGGCCCAGATGGAAAAAGTTGAAAAGCTGCGTAAGCAGGTTGAAGAGGAAAAGAAAAAAGATGATTGACCTTACCAAAGCCATTGGAGCAGTTGCCGCAAGCGTTGCCGCACTGGGTGGCAGTTATACACTGGCTGACAAGTTTGGCTGGTTTGACCGTGCAATCATTGAGTGGTCGCCTGAAAACTTCAAGATCGTGGCAGAAGCTGGACAGCCCATCAATGTCACCGTTGCAAGAATAAAGAAACGGGATGACTGCTCTGTTGAGAGTTTTACCCCAAGCATTCGGGACGCAAATGGTATGGTGCATGAAGCAACCACCACAGCAAGCAGATTCAGCGGCCCCGCAGGGCCAGAGATTGATACGTTTACATATCAACTCACGATGGTGAGAAAAGAGAAGATTGCTGAAGGCAAGGCAACTTTACTGGCAACCATCATATACAAATGCCCCGAGGGGCAACGTGTTGTGCAGTATCCACGCCACCCCAACTTAAGTTTTGAACTGAAAGGTTAATCATGCTCACCCTGTTCTCATCCCTCATCAGCTTCCTCATGGGTGGCTTGCCCAAAATCCTTGAGTTCTTCCAAGACCGGGCAGACAAAAAACATGAGCTTGCTTTGGCGGCAATGCAGACCGAGCGGGAACTGACCCTGAAAAAAGCTGGCCTGGAAGCGCAGGAGCGCATTGAACACATCCAGACTGAGCAAATTCAGATTAACGCCGAGGTCACCAATGCCCAGACTGCTATGCAGGAGCGACAAGCCCTGTACGCACACGATATTGCCTTGGGCCAAGGAGCCAGCACTTGGGTCATCAACATGAGAGCCGCCACCCGTAGCGTCATCACCTACGGCATGTTTGCCATGTTTATGTTTGTTGAAATCTTTGGCTTCTACTACGCATGGCATACAAACGTGGAATTTACCGTGGCGCTGGACAACCTGTGGGACGATGAGACTCAGATCATCTGGGCTTGTATCGTGTCGTTCTGGTTTGGCGGTCAGGCGTTCAAGAAATGAATCTCAGCCCAGAGGCCATCAAGGTCATCTGCCACCATGAGGGCATTCGGTACAAGCCGTATCGGTGCCCAGCCCTGCTTTGGACAATAGGAGTTGGACATGTACTTTACCCAGACCAAGCTAAGATACCAATGGATCAAAGAGGCGCTTATCAGCTTCGGCCAGAAGATAGCCGCACGTTTTCAAAGGACGAAGTAGATGGGATTCTCAGAAGCGATCTTGCAAGGTTTGAGCGTGGAGTGGCTCAGTTCTGTCCCGTTCCCCTTACACAAGGTATGTATGATAGCCTTGTTAGCTTTAGTTTCAATGTCGGTCTTGGAACACTCCAGCGTTCAACGCTTCGTCAAAAGCTGCTTCGGGGCGATAAAGCGGGTGCTGCGGAAGAACTCCTCAAATACTGTTTAGCTGGGGGCAAAATTTTAAAGGGTTTGCAGAATCGGAGGATTGATGAACGAGCTATGTTTTTATCGTAGGCTTATTCCACTTTTCTTCCGGCCAGTTGGCGTTGATGCGGTATTTCAGCGTCATCCAATTAACCCCAAGATGTCTGGCAAGCGTGGCAATAATAAATGGTTTGCCTTGGTAAGTAATGTGCACATTGCTAGATATGTTTGCCTGTTGCTCATGCCGTGTCGCCCATCTACAATTGAGCTTAAAGTACCCCTTAGAGTTGTCAATACGATCAAGGCTGGTGTTGTTTGGCTTTTCACCCATATCGGCAAGGAACGCTTCAAATGTTTGCCATTCGCTTGATACCGTTATCCCCCTTCCTCCATACTGAGCATATGATGCGTGCTGGGGGTTTTCGCATCTTTGGCGCATTGCAACCCATGTGGAATACGTTTTTGTTGGGGTTGCATTTTTTGCGTGACCGTGTTTGGTGTGTTGTGTCGCCGTCCCGCACGACTTTGAACAAAACTTCCCACGGCCCTCTGCAACCCTGTTTTCAGATGTTTCAAACGGTGTTCCGCATCGTTGACATTGTGTTTGAATGCGCTTATAAATGGGCTTCATATTTGTCTCCAAAGATGCCTTATTGTAATGCAAATATGGCTGGTGGGAAAATACTCAAAGGGCTGCAAAATCGGCGTATCGATGAACGAGCCATGTTCTTGTCATAGGGTTAAAAATGCCACTCAAAAAACTTCTGCTCAGGCCCGGTGTAAATAAGGAGAACACCCGTTACACCAGTGAGAATGGGTGGTATGACTGTGACAAGATCCGCTTTCGCCAGGGTACGCCAGAGAAGATTGGCGGTTGGCAACAAATCTCTGCACAAAAGTTTATTGGTGTGTGCCGCTCCCTGTGGGCATGGGTTACGCTTGGCGCACAAAAGCTCTTGGGCGTAGGAACCAATTTAAAGTTTTACATCGAAAGCGGTGGCTTTTACTACGATATAACCCCGATCAATCAAACCAACACGCTGACCAATCCATTTGCTATGGTGAGTGGATCGTCCACGGTAACGGTCACTGATGCAAACGGCGGGTACTCAAACAATGGCTATGTAACCTTCACGGGCTCATCGTCCAATGGTGGCATTACTTTGTTAGGGGAATACCTTTTAACCTATACCACCACGGCCAACACTTACACCGTACCCGTTCAATCGGAAGCGTCAATCTCTATTGCTGGTAACGTTCCCATCGCTGCCGGATCTTTTGTGATTGGTAATTCGTACAGCATAACATTTGTAGGAACCACTGATTTCACGTTAATTGGAGCGTCAGCTAACACTGTTGGCGTAGCGTTTATCGCTACAGGCGCTGGGTCTGGTTCTGGTACGGCCAAAGCAAATACTGTTTTTGCAACGCAGTTTCAGCTTGCAAATGGTGTGCAAGTAACGTTAACTACCACGGGTGTGCTTCCTTCGCCGTATGTTGCTGGAACAACCTATTACGTAGTAAATACTTCCGGCTACACATTTAGTCTATCTTTGACTTCTGGTGGAGTTGTGATTGATTCCGCAGGATCAGTTCAATCAGGGATTTGCACGGTAACGGCTAAGGCATCCTCGACTTCTGCTGCTGGTGGGGGCACTGTTCGGGCTGCTTATCAGATAGCCACTGGTGCTTCATATGCTGCTGCCGTTGTTGGCTGGGGCGGGGGAACCTGGGGATCTGGACTATGGGGCATAGGAACATCATCGCAGCAGCCATTCCGTATGTGGAGTCAAAGTAACTTTGGTGAGGATCTTATCTTTGGCCCAAGCGGTGGTGGCATTTACTATTGGGATGCAACTTTTGGGTTGACGGGTACGACATTCACTGTGACGATTGCTACGCCAGCAGTTTTGTCTACATCCATTACATTGGCTAATGGCATGGCAATTGTGCTGACTACAACGGGGGCGCTGCCTACCGGGTTAAATGTTGGTCAGGTGTACTACGTTATAAATTCAACGGGTACAGACTGTAATTTATCGGCTACTTATAACGGTGCAGCCATTAATACTACGGGATCTCAATCAGGGGTTCATAAGATTGCCTCCAGGGCCATAGCTGCGGAAGATTACGGTGGCGCAACAGATGTGCCAATTGCCCAAAACTACATATTGGTATCTGATTCCAGCCGGTTTGTGTTTGCTTTTGGGGCCACGGAGTACGGATCAGCGACATTCAATCCAATGCTCATCCGCTGGTCAGACCAGGGAGATCCTTTCAATTGGACGCCAAGCCCCACTGTCGATGCTGGATTTACTTACCTTTCTCACGGGTCACAGATTATTACAGCCATGCAGGCCCGTCAAGAAATCTTGGTGTGGACTGATTCATCTCTTTATTCTCTACAGTATGTGGGAGCCCCTAATGTATGGGCTCCACAAATTGTTGGCGATAACATTTCTATTGCATCAGAAAACGCTGTTGCTTACGCTAACGGCGTGGCGTACTGGATGGGCGTGGATAAGTTCTACAAATACGATGGTAGAACCCAGACACAGAATTGCGATCTGCGCCAATACGTGTTTTCAACCATCAATAAATCTCAATTTACCCAGGTTCTTGCAGGAACAAACGAGGGGTTTAATGAGATTTGGTGGTTCTATTGCTCTGGCACAAGCACCAATATTGACAGCTATGTGGTCTTTAACTACGCAGAAAACCAGGGCCAAGGCTGCTGGTACTACGGCTCAATGGCTAGAACGGCTTGGCTGGATAGCGGTCTGCGAGACTATCCCCTTGCTGCCACCTACGACTACAACATCGTTAACCATGAGCAGGGCGTAGACGATAACACTACGGCGGTAACGTTACCAATTGAAGCTTTCATCACATCTGCTGAGATTGACTTGGAAGATGGGGATAGGTTTGGGTTTATTTGGCGTGTGCTGCCTGACATTACGTTCAGGGGATCGACTGCGACCAGCCCTCAAGTGACGATGTATCTCAAGCCCATGCAAAACTCAGGCTCTGGGTATAACAGCCCAGCATCTGTTGGCGGAGAAAACAATGCTACTGTCACCAGAACGGCCATTCTCCCTATAGAGGAATTTACTGGTCAGATCTATACTCGGGTGAGAGGGAGGCAGATAGCTATGGAGGTTAGATCTACGGCGGCAGGTGTGACTTGGCAGCTTGGCTCTCCACGTATCGACATCCGCCAGGACGGCAGACGCTGATGGCAACTATTGTCACCCGGTTCCTTCGCAAGTTCAGAGCGCCTGCGTTACCCGCATCACCCCTTGAATACATCCGCACGGACGAGGATCAGTTTCGCAACATCCTGCGTTTGTATTTCAACCAGATTGATAGCGCATTTGGGGGTCTTCTGGACACAACCGGGGGAAAGTACGTTAACTTTCCCTACGGGGCATTTTCCTCTAACGCAGATCAAACCGCCACGATCAATACAGCTACCCTGATGACGTTGAACACAACGGACTTCTCTAACCAAGTGTCCATGGGCACTGTAGCTGTTCCGTCCAACAGTAAGATCACGGTGGCAAATGCCGGTATATACAACCTCCAATTCTCTGCTCAGTTCCAAAACACCGACACTGCTTTTCAAGATGTTTACATCTGGTTGCGGCAAAACGGCGTGGACATTCCCGGGTCAACAGGATTTGTATCTATCCCCAACAGACACGCTGGAACAGATGGACACACAATAGTTGGATGGAATTATTTCTTGAGCATGGCCGAAAATGATTACATTGAAATATATTGGTCTATACCCAATGCTGCTGTGAGCATCCAACACCTTGCTGCATCGGGTACTCCTACCAAGCCATCAACCCAATCGGTTGTGGCTACCCTTTCATTTGTTTCAGCTTTACCGGTGACTTGATATGGCAACACCAGAAGAACTAGCCGCCCAAAGCGCAAATTATTTAAATACCAACGTGACGCCCAACACGGGCGGTGATCCAAACGTTTATTTTAATGATGTTTCCGGTCAAGCAATGATTGGCGCAGACGGAAACCAGTATTATTTTGCTTCACGAGATTATGTAAACAGGGGTTTCATATCTCAAATGAATGGGAAAGATTATCAATTTTACAATGCAAGATTTTTAAATAAAGATGTCTTTGACAAAGCGCAACAATTTACTGCGCCAGATGGAACTCCTGGTTTTGTTTGGAAAGCGCAAGATGCTATTAATTTAAAAATAGCAAATAGTGAAGGTTTACCTACATATGGCGGCTACGACTTATCTAGTGGGCGTCCGCCAATTGTTGGAATTGGATACCCAAACGCCACGGGAAATGAACACTTAAACACTTTGTCATATGTGTCCATGCCTCAAAAGGTAAGCGATAAGAGGGTAGAGCAAAACTATATCACCAATGACGGGACGGTATCGGGGGCAAATTTCAGCGGACACCGAGGCTACGAGTATTATGTAAATGGATGGCTTGCGGACAGATTGAGGGCGGGGCTTCCCACTGTCAATGCAATCATGCCAATTGTGTTGGAGGTGATTTCTCCAGGCATGGGATTGGGGGCAATTTATGCCACATACTCTGCCTCCACAGCTGCCACTATTCAAGCGTTAACCACCGGGAATATTGAAAAAGGTGTTGTTGATCTTGCAAAGATATATGCCGCAGGACAGGTTTCGGATCTTGTATCAAAAGGGGTAAGTGCTTATATGCCCGTTGCTGAGTTGGGCAAAGTGGCAACAGCCATTTTAGGTAACGCAGGAACAAGCGCTATTGTTGCGGGCATATACGGCAAAGATGTCGGCAAAGCTTTCATTGATGGCGGCATTGCAGCTGGTATTGGTTCCGTTGCCGGGTCAATATCTGGCTTTTCACAGCTTCCCGTACCAATTCAACGAGTCTTTGCCGCCGCAGTCACAACGAGCTTGCAGGGCAAGTCCCAAAAAGAAATGGATGCCGCCACATTGCAAGCGGCAATCACTGCTGGCCTGGGTGCTATTGCAAACGGCCTGGAAGCAAACTCCAAGATCCAAAAAGAACTTGGCCGGGAGGCTACGGCTGATGAATTAAATAAGTTTATCTGGTATACAAACAGAGATTCAAACTTTGACGCAAAAGTTTATAACTATATGGGAGAAGTCAAAAAAAACTTCTCGCTACAGAATGGCTTTGACACATACACCCTGGACGGTGTTGATTACAAGATCTCCGCTACAGAGCTTAACAATTACGCAATAGGCGAAGACTGGAAAAATTGGACTGAGAAGCAAAACGCTGCAAAGCAGGGCATAACAGACCCATATGAGTATCGTGATGTTTTGGCACGCAACGAAGGGTGGGGCGGCGATGCGCAAAAGGCTACAGCAAAGTTAAGCGGCTTTGAAACTCCCGGTGAATACGCAACGGCAAGTACATTGGGCCTTGACTCAATGGCTGAGTATCAAGAATTTCAAAGCAAAGCCGCTCTGTTTAAAGAAATTACTAGAAGAGATGCCACGCCTAATGACATCAAACCGTTTCTTGCAAACATCCCGACAATCGCAGATGCCCAAGAGGTGTTGCGTGAAGTCACCAATGACAAAAAACCAAAAGATAAAGATAAAAAATACGACTACGATGGCAATGGCTTAGTTGAGTTGGCCGATGCCCTTGAGATGCTTAAGGCGGAAAAGGGATTATCTAAGGTCACGCCAAACCCAGACACAATTTGGGGGAAATCTGGCTTAACTGATGCTGATTTCAAAACAAAAGTAACTGACAGCACAGAACAAGAAAAGATTATTTCTTTTCTTAAAGACAGTGGAATGCAATCCAGCCCTGAGTTGGTTGATGCAATTAAGAAAGATTGGTCATTTGATCCTAGTAAACCCACTTCTGGTCTATCTGATGCTGTTGCCAAGTCTGATTCTTTGTACACAGATGCCGATGAGGTAAGGGCGCAATTTAAAGCTGTGTACAACAGGGATCCGAGCGCAGATGATCTTAAGTCATTGCAGAAGTTTGTTGGCCCACGGGATGAGGAATCGACCTTTGCGGCAATAAATGCTCAGTTAGATCCTTTGGTAACAGATTCCAGCGAGGCCAAAGACTTTTTGAAGGGTGTGCTTGGTAGAGATCCTACTGATGCCGAGGTACAAAAGTTTATTGGCGAACGGCCAGAGTCTCAAACTCTTACAGCCCAGAATGCATATGACACGTTGATTGGGTTTATGGATGCAAACGTGCCTATTGGCAGCTATAACAAAGACATTACCTCTGTTGACTTTGATGAAGATTTAGTTGCTGGGCCTGCTGGTGCGCCTAAGCCATTGAGAGCAAATCAAATAGTTGTGGATGCTAATGGTTTGCCCAAGACCATTGGCATTATGGACTTTGCAACCGGGAAGATTGTTCCTGCTCCTCTTTCACTCAATGCAAATGGTGGCTACTACTACATTGCCGATGGAAGAATAATAGGTGTTGATGCAACTGTTTTTGAGCGTGAGTTTGCTAAAAGCAATCCATCAAAATATCTTGAGTTGATGAGTCGGATTTACCCGAAAGATGGCGACATAAACGTTACCAATGAGGCGCTGCGCCGCCAAGGATTTTCCTATGGGCCAAATAGAGAAATAACTACTATAAATGTAGATGCAAAAGACTTGACGGCTGAGTTGGCAAGACAGGGAAGGCCCACTAAACCACTTGATATTGTGCGAATATACGGAGGACTTGACGCCGCCGAAACGGCTATGGGTCTTGAGGTATTGAGACAAATCCCAGGAATGTCCTCATTCCTTGCTGGTGGGGATTCATATGCCAGAGAGCTTGTAAAAGCTATTAATGATGCAAAGAATGATCCCAATTCAGCCCCTGGATCTTCTCAAGTTTTTAAAGACGAACTTCAAAAGATATTTGATAGAAATCCAGGAATTGTTGACAATCCAATTTTTAACGACATAAATGCCATTCTCAATCCACCTCTTAAGCCCCTAACGCCGGTTACCTTAACTCCTGAACCGCCTATTCCAACTATAAACGTAGGCGGCGATGAGTTTCTAACTGGCTTTGAAGACTTTGTAATCATATCCTATGACCCTGCAACAAAGAAAGCTGTAATTGCGCATGACGATGGCAAAGAGGAGACGGTAATACTTCCATATGATGTCAATCCCAATGAAATCATTAAGATGGATTTGGATACCAAAACAATTGAGCCAAAACCTACGCCTACGCCTACGCCTACAGCCGTGCGTCCGCCTGTAGTAATCGTAGGGCCAACTCCTACGCCTGATCGTCCGACTGAGCCAACGCCTACTCCAACGCCAACTCCTACAACTTCTCCCACAACTTCACCTACAACTGCGCCCACAGCTACACCTACAACTTCTCCTACGACTTTACCTACAACTACACCGGAGCCAACACCTAGTCCTAGTCCGACTCCAGTTTCGCCAACACCCACGCCTGTTACGCCCACCCCTACACCAGCGGAGCCCACTCCAACGCCGGTTACGCCTACGCCTACGCCGACTGAACCAACGCCTACACCCGTAGTAACTCCTACTCCCGTTGTAACGCCGGAGCCGTCAGCTACCCCTACACCGACTCCTACGCCCACCCCTACACCGACACCCACGCCGACCCCTGCGCCATCGGTAAAAGTACCAACGCCTAAAACTAGGCAACAAACGGCTGCGGATAAACTGATCGCTGCAATGACGGCTGGATCGCCTGCTGCGATGACTGCGCCAACAACGCCGCCCTTAGTTGAGGCGTCAAACATACTTGACTTTAGAGATCCCCTAAATGTGGGCTTCTTTAGCCAACCAACGCCCGAGAAAAAAGATACCCAAGATCAACCGAGGGTAGTTAAAATTGCCCAGGGCGGCTATATGAATGCGCTTTTTCCCCAGGAAGAAGTTACTATGGACGAAATCCTGCGAATCCTAGAAGGAAGATGATATGACTGATACAGTTGATGACGGCACTTCAATGGGCGACTTTACCTTCGGTGACGGCACCGCAATGGGCGACTTCAACTTTGATTGGTCTGGTGGTGTAGACACATCAGCATCAGACAAGGTGACGCAATACCAAAATTACCTGGATTTTTACAACAATCCTGCTAACTTGGATCTTATTAACGAGGCTCAAGCTGTTGTTCAAAATCCAACAGGCAGGCAAGTTATTGAAGATGCCATCAATACTCTGGGTAATGCTGCCGGGTCGTTCATTAAAAACTACCTGTATGACTCAAAGACAAAGCAGTTTAACGTAGCCGGTATTGCTACGGCTGCTATGGCCCTTAAGGCTTTGCAGGGAGGCGATAAACCACAGTCAAACTCATATCAGGGCAGTATTCCCAACTACACCGCTGTCAGGAAACAGGTTGAATACAACGATCCCAATCGTGTCCCTGGCTCTGCTGGGCGGAGTTACTTTACTGATACTCAGTATGTAACCCCAGGTGGTGTAGATGCCGCAAATACTGCTGCCGCCACCCAAGCGCAAGGCATTTTGTCAGGGTACAGACCTGCTCCGTCCCCATCGGTTAATCCATACGCGGGCAAGTTTAGGATGGCATATGAACCTACACCGACTACCACCCCAACTGGTAACGTTACCACTGATGACGCTTCCGGCGTGGCTGCACTGATGCCAGCACAGTTTGCCCGTGGTGGCGTAGCTAGGTATTTGCAAGGCCAAACAGACGGAATGGCTGACAAGATCCCGTCTTCTATTGATGGGAAGCAAAAGGCCGCCTTGAGTCACGGCGAGTTTGTTATCCCTGCTGATGTTGTCTCTCACCTTGGCAATGGAAACTCTGATGCCGGAGCCAAAAAGCTGTATGAGATGATGTCTCGTGTACGTAAAGCGCGCACTGGAAACCCCGAACAGGGCAAGAAAATCAACCCTGACAAGTTCATGCCAGGGGGGCAGGTTGGCTTTGCTGCTGGTGGTATAGCCAAGTTTCAAGGCGGCGGGCCAGCAGGCACGGGTGTGGTAACTCCCACCATAACTTCACAAGGCACATCTACTGCTCAAGGTCTTTCTACCTGGGCTGGGCCAATGGTGTCTGACTACCTTGGTAAAGGTATGGCTGTAGCCAATACTCCATATCAGGCGTACAAAGGGCCGCTGACCGCTGGTGCCTCAGACCTTCAACAACAGCAATTTGCCGGTCTGTCTGATGTGGCTAAGACGGGATATACGCCTACGCAATTTAAAGGCGGTATCTTTGACACAAATGCTGCCCAGGCGTACATGAATCCATTTCTTGATGTTGCACTCAATCCGCAATTGGAAGAGTTGCGCCGTCAGGGACAGATTACCAACCGGGCAAATCAAGCTCAAGCTACCAAGATGGGAGCATTTGGCAGTTCCGGCTCGGCACTATCCAAAACAGAAGGTGAGCGTAACGTCCTGGATAAGATGCAATCGGCTCTGGGCCAGGGATACAGTACAGCCTACGATAAGGCTATGGCCCAGTTTAACGCCGACCAAACCCGGCAGGCAACAGCAGACCAGAACACAGAAGCATCACGACAGTACGGTGCTAATTTTGGTCTTACCACCCTTGATAAGCTGGGTGCGGCTGGCACGGTTCAGCGTGATATTGAGCAGCAAGGTCTTACGGCGGACAAGAAACAGTTTGAAGAAGAGCGGGAAGATCCGGCGCAAAAAGTTCAGTTCCAGAAAAACTTGCTTGCTGGTTTGCCTATTACAACGACTGAATCAACAAATATGCAGGGCGAGATTGCAAAGATTAGCGATCAGATTGCCGGTCTGACTTCGCTGTATCGATCTTTGCAAGGTCTGGGTCAGGCTTCACCAACACCCACCCCCACTCCAACGACAGTTGCTACACCCACTCCAACCCGTTAAGTTTCTAAGGGAAAGATATGAATCTCGTACAAATCAATGAGCATTTAAAAGACGTTCCCATTCAGAAGCTGATGGAGTATGCCAACGGCAAAGATCCAATGGTTCCTGCTTATATGGCTACGGGTGAGATGCAACGCAGGGAGGTCATGCAGCAAAGAATGGCCGCAAGCCAACAAGCTGCACAAGGCAAACAGCCCACTGTTAAAGAGCAAGTTGAGCAGAAGGCTGGACTGATGGCCCTTCAGGCTAAGCAGCAGGAAATGGCTCAGCAACAGCAAGCTCAGCAGCCTCCGCAGCAGCCCATGCCCGTGCCTCCCGGCATACCCCAGCCTCCCATGCAGGAAGAAGAACAACCTCAGTTTGAGGCCGCAAGTGGTGGTATTGCCCGTCTACCAGTGCGAGATGATATGTTTCGGTTTGGCAGCGGTGGAATCATTGCCTTTGCTGGGGGCAATCAAGTGCCGGTGGTTGAAGAAACAGAAGAGGAAAAACGGCGCAAAGCACAATTCGATGAATCTTATGAACATCGGTATGAATTGCCTACGCAAAAGCCAGAACCTGCTGCCGAGAAGCCGCTGAATCTGCAAGAGATCCTTTCCGATCCATCGGCTAGAAAAGCTGCAATGTCGGTGCTGACTCCTCAACAGTTATCTCAAATCAATGCAGAACGATTGCAAGCCCGTGAATTGGCTGGTGTGAAGGGTGAGTACGGAGAAGAGCAGCGGAGACGTTTAGCCCAAGAGGAAGAGCAATACAAAGCAATGCTCAAGGATCGTGAATTTAACAGGGCGCTTGCTGTGTTAAGTGGCATGGGTCGTGGCGGTCTGGGTGGTGCAGCCCCTGCTTATTTGCAGTCACAAGCGGCTGAGCAATCTGCGGACATTGCGCAGAAGCGCCGTATGAATGAGTTGTATGGTGGCCTTGACAAAGCGCAGCGTGAAGAGGCAATGGGTGCTGCTACCGGCATGACAACTGAGCAAGCTCGGCAAAGGAATTTGGCTGGTACTGTTGGCGGTACGATGTACTCCGCACAAACGCAAGGTCTTGCCGCCTTGGAGGCTGAAGATCGCAGAACAAAGAGCGAGGCTGAACGTCAAAGACTTTTGCTTGCATCTAACGAGAGAATTGCGCAGCTAAGCAAAGACACGCAAGAAAGAATTGCGCGTCTTGATCGTGATTTACGCGCAAGGCTGCACAGCACACCATCGGCAACGCTTGAGTCAGAGATGATTGGTTCTTATATGACAGAAGGCTTAAGCAGGACTGAAGCTTACGAAAGAATTCAGGCTCTTAGGGGCGGATCTAGAGGTGCTTTAACGCAAGATCAAGCTGTTGACAATGTGCAAAAGTTCCTTGAAAGCCCGCTTGGTATGCAGCAAATGACGCAGGAGAAAAAGAAAGCAGAGCAAGCCGGTGTTCCCTTTGATGCCAAAGCCTTCAGAGATAAATTGATTCAAGAGGAAATGGGTAAATCTAGCCGTCCAGGCGGTGCTGCTGGTAAAGTAGACACATCCAATCCCTTGCTGAAGTAAGCCATGCCCACTTTACAAGAAGTCCTTGCTGACCCAAACTATGTAAATGCAAACTTTGCTACCAAGCAAGCCATTTTCAATAAGTATGCGTCACAGGACACCAACTACTCCCAGGCCAATGATGCAACCCGCTTTGCCATCCGGCAAAAGTATGGGGTAGAAACACCCGTAGCCCAGGAAACGCCTACGGCCAAACCTATTCCTCAAAGGACATACGGCGAAGCTGCCAAGGACGTAGGCGGCAAGTTTGTTTCTGGCATTGGGTCGTTGGTACAGTTACCGGGCCAGTTGTATGGCTTGGCTACTGGAGACTTCTCTAAAACTGGTCTGTTAGGGGCCGGTGAGGACATTAAGAAGTACGGAGAAGAGATGCTGTCTCCGGCGCTTAAGGCTAAAGAAGAAGCCAGGGCGCAGAAAGTACAAGAAGCTGAGAAGACTGGGCAGATTGCTGCTGGTGCTACAGCGTTTGGTGAGACTATCAAAGACCCAGCCTTGCTCGTTGGGTTCTTGGTGGAACAAATTCCACAGATTATCCCTGCCTTATTAACAGGTGGCGGTACTGCTGCACTTACTGCAGCCGGTATTACTGCACGGGAGGCCGCTGCATTGGTGGCAAGTGGCGCTGCCAAAGAGGCGGCTCAGACTGCGGCTAAGCAGATCGCTGCCAAGAAGGCTGGTGAGCTTGGTGTTAAGGCTGCTGTTGGTACCGGTGCTGTGCAGCAAGGCGCTGATATAGGTGCCGGTGCATATGAAAACATCTACAAAGAAGCGATAGCTCAGGGTATGTCTGAGCCTGAAGCTGCTCAGAAAGCTTTGGGATTAGCGCGGGCTGCTGGTGCATCTGGTGCTTTGATCTCACTGTTGGCCCAGAGACTTCCCGGCGCACGCACCTTGGAAGAAGCATTTGCTGGCGTACCTGGGAAAACTGGTCGCATTCTGGGTGCTGGTAAGGGTGCTTTGGGTGAGTCCGTAAGCGAGATGGCTGAAGAGGGTGGCGGTAAATTCACCCAGAATTTAGCTATGCGTGAGGTCAATCCTGAGCAGGATCTGCTTGCTGGTGTTGGTCAAGCTGCTGGTATGGCTGCTATTGGTGGCGGTGGCATGGGTGCCATTGCTGGTGCAGCACGGCGTCCCGGCACCAAGGTGGAAACGTTACCACCCGTTACGGGAACGGGGAACCCTCCTACAGACAGTCCAGTTGTAGGCACAACCACGGTAAATGTTGGCGGCAAAGATAGCGTAAAAGTTAATAA